AATCTAAACATATATTCATTCTTTCTTCATCATTAGGACATATTTCTTTAGCAATATTATAATAATGATTTTTAAAATTATCTCTATTATTAAAAAAATCTTCGTCTTCTTGGTCTAATAAATCTTCATTTTTATTTACTTTGAATTGAGATATTTTTTTAACATATTCTTGGGAAAGTTCAAAAAGTTTGTTTCTATGTTCTTCCGTACATCTTCTTTTAACTTTTAATAAATTATAGTCAAACATTCCATTTGATTTTAAACTTGATTTATACTTATCAAATTCTTGTTCAACATAATTACAAATTTTATTCATTGAACAATCACCAAAGCCAATAGGCATTTTTCTATTATACCAATAAATAAAATCCTCTTCTTCTTTCGTTTTGTTCTCTTTACTTAATAATTCTTCAAGTTTAATTCCAAATGTTTTTATACATTTATTTTGATTTAATTTTATGTAATCATTATATTCTTTCTTTACATAATCATAAATATAAATGAAAAAGTATGGTTTTCTATTAGCACATAAAGTTTTATCAAATTCTGTTTCACAATCTTTTATAGAATACCATTTTCTAGGCATTGGTTTGAAAACAATTCCTTTAATTTTATCCAATTCGTTTTGCTGATATAGTTGTCCACACTCCATTCGATATTCCATTTCTTTATATTCATCTGAACCTTTTTGAAATCTCGATTGTACTTCTTTCATATTTGTTACTTTATTTGTGATTGAACCAACCTTATTATCCATTCCATTTAGATTAGATAAAATAATATCTTCTTCTGTTGGAATAATTTTCTCAGCATTTCTTTGAACACATTGAATAGCTGGCAAAACAATATGTTTATTTAATAATACTTTATTATTTGTCGAATAAAGTATATCCGAATCATAATCGCATCCATTTTCTGCCATACAAAAACTATCAAATCCATTTATAATTATAATTGTGTCCATATATTGATACCAATAAGATAAGTTGTCATTATTTGCTAATTGACATTTACGAATATTATTATGGCTTGTCATTGGGCTTCTAAATATTACAATTTCTTTTTCATTTTTATCATTCCAATATTTTGAATAACATTCATTTGCATTTAATAATCCAGTTGTTTCTAATCCACAAATAGATTGCATAAGAGCAAAAGGGTCTCCACTTGCAATTTGATAATTTCCACCAATTCTTAATTTCCCTATCTTTGCGTCATCTATTTTCTTTTTTATCATTCTATGTACAGAATCTATTATATATGGGTCATTCAACATATATTTATTTGTAAACAATGCTTGTTGCCAACTATTATCATTCAAATTTCCATCTATGCCTAAAAATTCAATTGTGCTATTATAATCTCCACACATTGATTTCTTTAAATAATCAATTGTTGGTTGACATAATTCTTTTATATCATTTTCGTCAAAATCATAAGATTGCAAATATTGATAATTTACTTCTCTAATATCATCTAATTTTTTAGGGGATATTTTAGTCACAGAGAAATCAAATCCATTATCTTTATATTTTGTCATATAATCTTCAATAGAATTATAACATTTCCATAACTTTAAACTAGATTCTGTTGTAATCATTTCACATTCTCTTATGTCTTGGATGTTTCCCCATATATCTTCAATCATGTAATTATTATTATTATATGTTTCAATAAATTCTAATATAGGGAAAGGATATAACATACCTTTAAACCAAGCATTTCTTAAACAAACTCCACTTGGTATATAATCTAATTCTAGTTTTTCTGATATTTTTTTCATAAAATCAATAGTACATAAACTAAATCCATCAGAAATATTATTTTCTAAATCAATGTCTTTTAATACTTCTCTTGTGGGCTCAATTACATCACTATCATCTAAATTTATAACAGTGTCTTTATATTTTATAATACAATCTTTTACTACTAATATTTTATTTGGACTTAATATAGGTTGACTAGCACTACAAAATAATGCTCTATAAGCCTCTAATTTTGCCGGTATGAATGGAATATCTTTATTTCTTCCACATTCTGATACTTCATATAATTCTTCATATATTTCTTCATTTACATAAAGAACAGTATCACCTTTTAATCCACCAGTTGTCCCAACAAATCTTTTAAATTTTATTCCATTGATTTTAAAACCTCGTTTACTATTTGCTCTTTTAAAATCTGATTTCTTATCCACATATAATGCAAATAAATATTTTGTATAATCAATATATTTTGGATTTTTGTTTAATATTTTAGCAATCGCACGAAATTCTTCCCCTTGAAATAATGGAATCAATTCATCACAAAGAAAAGCTTCTTTTTTTGTTATATGTAAATCCCATTTATAATATTTTAATTTCGATGTTCCAATTTTAAATATTTCATGTTGTGGAACTTTTATTCCAGCCATTTTTTCACCTCACTTATTTATTATTCCCAATCATCGGGGTCTCCAAATTCTTTCATTTCCGAACGAATCATATCATATGTATCTAATCCTTCTAACATAAATTGTAAATTTTCTTTCGTGTTATTATCAATTAAGTCATTTGAAATAAATCTAGTATTCTTTTTACCAAACATTCCATTATATTGAACATAACTTCCATCTAAATCAATATTAAACCATTCATATCTATCAGAAGTATTAATGTCTTTCCCAATATATTCATAATATTTTTCTAAATCATTTTTAATCGTTCTTTTTACAGATTCTTTGCTTAATTTGTAAAATGGATTTAGTCTATGATACCTATTTCTAAATATTTTTATATCTTCATTTTCTTTTCTTTTAGAGTTTTCACATATGTTATATCCATTATTATTTCTATTAAACGGCAATAAATCGTTAATATATTTTTGTTCTAAATCAAATCTATCTTCTTCATTACATAATTCTAATATTTCAAATTTAAAAGATTCTTTTCCGTATTTGTTCCAGTCATTTTGCAAAAACATATTGCAATGTTTATTATTATTTAATTCTCTTTTATGTGAATCCCATCTTCTTTGTATATTTTTAGAACTTCCAATATAAACTTTATTATTTATCAAACAAAATATTTTATAAATTCCACACTTTGAATTTGACATTATCTCACCTCACTATCTCACATTTTTATTCTTCTAACTCATTATAACACAAATTTTCATATAATCCATAGCTTTTAATTTCAATAATATCATTATCTAAATTTACATAATCGTATGTATCATTTTCCCAAACTTCTTTCTCTCTCTCATAATTAAGTCTTTCTCCAATTGTTCTAAATTTCATATTACTTTACTTTAAGCATTTTGCTTATCCCTTTCTGTTTTTTATTTGATTACATTATATCATAACTTATTATAAAAGTCAAGATATTTTATATATTCTTCTTGGTTTATTAAGTCAATACCAACATATTTTATCATAACTCCTTTTCTAAATTTTTATCATAATAAACTTTAAATTCAAAATATTCTCCGTCACTAGACCATGCTTTAAATATATTATCAAATGGTTCGTATTTTATATGGTTTAATTGTGGACAAGTTTTACATACATAATTATATTCTAAATGATTTAGATTATAATTTCTTTCTCTTAAATAATTGCATAATTCCCAATCATACATAATTTTATATTTCTAAGCCACCTTTCCTTAACTATGTTTAAGTATACACCTATTATATCACACTTTTGATAATTTGTCAATACTTTTTTATAAATATTTTTAAGTTTTTTATTGACTTTTAAATTAGGATATGATATAATATGTAAGAGTGAAAAGGTGGTTAAAATTTATAAAAATAATTGTTGACATTGAGTGGATTGTATGGTATAATGTTTTTATGGTCAAAGAATTTTCATTATTATTCAAAATATCGAAAAACTTTTGACCATAATGTAGTAAAGTTTTTTGACCTTAATTTTATGGTAAACTTTTTTGACCACTAACTATAATAATATACCTAACTATATTAATATATAACTATATATAAAATATAATAAATTAAGGCAAAAAAATAAACATTAAATTAAAAGAGAAAGGAGAAAATTAAGCAAAATGACTAAAAAATGGACACACGAAGATATAGAAAAAGACTATTTGTGCACTGATTGGAAGTTTACAAAAAGTTGCAACAAAATAAAAAGAGATATAATTTTAGATTGTGGTTTAGCTTGTTCTTCAATATATGATATTTTATTATCTCATAAGAATAATGGAAAAGTTGATGGTTGCTATCCTGGTTATTCTGTTTTAATGAAAGAATGTAATATTTCAAAACCAACACTAACATCTTCATTAAAAAAATTAGAAGAATATGGTTATATTAAAATTAAGTCTGGTAGTAGTAAAAATAACAACAAATATTTCTTTCCAAAAGACGATATTAATACAACTAATTATACAGAAGAAGATTTAAAATATATTTTATCCTTAGAAAGAAAAGAAAATTTATCAATTAATACTAATGTATCGGAAAAATCAAAAGAAAACTTAAAAAATTATAAAAAAGTAAATAATGTTTCAAATATTGAAACAAATCCATTTGAACAACAGTAGAAAGGAAAATAAAAATATGAACTATTATATTTCAGACACACATTTTGGTTGTGCCAACAAATATGAAAATCGAACATTAGAACATGACAAACTAATTAAAGAAAATTGGAACAAAAAAGTAACAAATGCTGACACAGTATATATACTAGGAGATATTGGTAAAATGGGAAATAATAAAGACAACGAATATTTATGTTCTATTATCTCAACATTGCGTGGAAAGAAAGTCTTAATTAAAGGAAACCATGATTCTCTTAAAGACATTCGTATATCTCAATTATTTACAGAAATTTGTGACTATAAAGAAACAACAGATAATTTTAATGGAATGAATCATACTCTTGTACTTAGTCACTATCCTATATTATTTTGGAATGGTCAACACAAAGGGTATATTCATTTATATGGTCATGTTCACTTATCTGACGAGTATAAAGTTTATCAAAATTGTCTTAAAGAAGTAAATGATTATTTTACAGATAGAGAGTTAAAAGGTTATACTGATTGTCCTCAATCTAGAGCATATAATGTAGGATGTATGTTATATAATTATACCCCTATGACACTTAAAGAAATTCTTGACAACAATTAAACAATATGTTATAATAATAACAATAAAGGAGAACAAATATGAGAATATATGGAATGAAAAGTGGAAGAAATAATATGAGTAAGCTTATAGCAAGAAGTTATATGTATAATAGTAAAAATAAAAATAATACAAAAGCAAAGCAAAATAATGTTTCTAATACTAATGAATGTGGTTGTGGAACTATTTTATTTATAATTATTGTATTTATATTACTAATAATTTTATTTATGTAAAGGAGAACAAATTATGTATTTATATGAAAGTCATATGGGTGGATTATATTCTACTCAAGAAGAACAAGAATTTGAAGATTTATATTGTGAACAATGTGGAGATAGTGATTGGCTTATTGGAGA